AAGTTGTTTGTCGTAAGCGATATTGGTTTGCAAATAAGATAGGTAAACTTTATGATGCAATATGTGTTTTAGATGCTGATATGATATTCTGCCGAAACCCAATACATTACTTTACAATGGCAGCAAAGACTGGATTGGTATTATGTGCCGGTAAAGAGCAGAATAAAGTTTACGATGATCCGCACCATCAATTCAAAGGAGAATGGTTAATGCCGAAGGGTTATTATAATCCTGTTGATTTATGTAATTGTCCGCTGTTCGTTGATATGAAGATATGGGGTGAATGCTTAGCTAAAAGTTTTTCTATATTTATGGACGGTTTTGATGAAATGAAAGGCACTAATTTCAAAGCTCCAGATATGGACGCAATGAATTTATGTTTGTTAGAAGCTGGCTCAGCAGATAAGACAGTTGTCTTGGCAGGGATTCAATGGTTATCGACCAACGAGCAATTACTCAAGCCATATATTCGTGCCGTTAAAGATAGAGGATTAATAAAGACTGAGTGTGGAATCCCAATTTACTCTTATCATGGCCAATATTACCATAAAAAGTGGCGTAATTGCCAGATAGAGAATCGGCATGGCTGTGCTGCTAGATACTTAAAAGCTAATAAACATAAAGAAACTCAGGAACATATGGATAGTCAAGCTCAAGGTTCGATGAATTTACTTTATGAGAATTTCAAGAAAATGTTGAATTTTAGGATAAAGATACCTATAATAAACTATAGGCATCCCGAAAAGCCTTATGAGGAGTAATAATGCTGAGACTTAAAAGAATATGGGCAAGTGAAAAAAGATTAGTTAAATCTACCAAGTTTATTTCTTTTTCTATTTTTCCAATGAGTTTGACCAACGTTATGATTATGACCATGAATTTTTTGCGTAGTCAATTCAAGATTTATAATTCTATTATCATTAAGAATACCATTGATATGATGAATTATTTCTTCAGGTTTAAGATATCTACCAAGTTTCTTTTCCATTACCAATCGATGTTCCATTACATAACCATGGCTGTCTCTAAATGGATGATCTTTAGAAAGGATTTGTACATACCCATTTCTTTTTCTTCGTCCTCCTTTCCATCTATAATGATTTTTACCATTAGGAACATTTTTAATAAACAATTTAATAGAGCATTTTCTAGAACAAACAAAATCTTTTTTATTTTTGATTTGACAAGGGAATCTTTCAATTCTTTTACCACAAATAGAACATTTTTTAATAACCATAGTCCTATTGTAGCAATAGGACAGCGAGGAGTCAAGTAATATGTTGAGGATAAAACAAATCTGGAAAGGCAATAAAAAATTAGTAGATTACATTAAAGAACATAATCCAAAAAAGATCGGATTATGTTTTGGGCACGGATTAGGCGATACAGTTATGTTCATGTCTCCTTTCGAATCTTTATGTCAAAAATATCCAGAAATTAAGTTTACTTTAATAATGCAGAAAGGTTTAGGCTTTGAAGAAATAGAGAAAGATATACTTAGTAATAATATTGATGTTGTGTTTACTAATGACTTGTCATACAACGAAGTGGTACTTGGATATGACATTATTGCAGATATTGATTTTCCAATGAGTGAGGGGCAGATAAAATTGACTAAGGGTGAATATTGTTGTGTTCATGAATTAGGTATTGATCCTGTGAATGGTCATAAAAAGATAACTTGCGGAAAAAATAGACTAATAGGAATACATTATTTTATAACTTGCTTACCTGATGCGTGCAATCCAGACGAAGAAACTGCTAAACGAATATGGGATGATGTTTTAGGTGCTGGTTTTATTCCGATAGAAATGCATTTCCAACATGTCTTTCACAATCCTGTAAATAAGAAGTTTGATTTTGTTGATAGCAATGTAAGAAAAGTAAAGCCTCAAGTAAGCACACTAGTAGGATTGATCGAACAGTGTGCTGGAGTTATTTGTGTAGTTAGCGGTAATCTTCATACAGCGATTTCTGTGCTTCCTCCGGAAAGGATATTCTTTTTAGAAAAACATTTTAAATTAGAATCATTCACAAAATTAGAAATTGCTAGGGCATCAATTATGCCTAATGAATATAAGAACGAAGTCAGAGATTGGCTTGTAAGTTTAGATAAATAAGAATAAAGTACCAAACTTTAATTTGGCAGAGATATATGAATAATGTATCTCTGCTTTTTTTTGGTCTTAAATAAGGAGGTTAAAATGGCTATAGAACAACCAGTTGCAAGTGATCCTTTAAATGTACCAAGTCATTCATTACAGCATAGAATAATAGCAGCTGACGCATCTGCTCCAGTTCAGAGTATAGCCGTTGATGCAAGTGGCGTTCTTGTTGGAGGCACACCTTTGTTTAGCACTATTAACCCCACTAACTTATTATCTAACGGAAACTTTGAAGCTTGGACAGCAGGAACAGCAGTTGCTCCTGATGGGTGGGCATTAGCAGGTGTTAGTGCAAGTGTAGCAAGAGAAGGAACAATAATTAAAGTAGGAACATATTCTGCTAAAGTTACGAGAGCAGGGGCAAATGCTTATATACATACAACCTTTCACGAAGCTAAAGGTGCTGATTATTATAAAAGTAGAACTGTTACTTTTGGTGTTTGGGTCTACGCCACCGTAGCTGATAGAGCTAAATTAGGTATAGGAGATGGTCTAACTAATAGTTGGTCATCTTTTCACACAGGGGGTTCTACTTGGGAATGGCTTACAGTTACAAAAACATTTGCTGCTGGAGCAACTGAAGGAAGAATGTTGTGTTTTATAGATACTGGCGATACTTCAGGATACTTCGACGGTGCTATGCTTGTAGAAGGTTCATCTGCTTTTGCGTTCTCTCCTAAACCAGCAGAAGAAGGAGTGTGGGCTGATTATTTTGCTACTTCAACTATTAATGGTTGGGCAGCAACCCCAACAGGAAACATTTATACTAAGAAGATAGGTAAGACGGTATTTGTTGCTTATACTATTACTGGAACAAGTAACTCTGCTGTAACTAACTTTACTGTACCATACGCAATAATTGGTTTTAACCAGATACTTTTAAATCGTTCTATTGATAATGGGGGAACTGCTGTTACGGGTTATGTCGCAGTAGATACAGGAGCGTCATTAATAGGTTTTGCAAAAAATTTGGCAGGAAATGCGTGGACAACATCTGGAACAAAAACAATAAACGGTCAATTTTTTTATGAAACAGAATAAAGGAGATAAATGAAAAAACTAATCATAACAACACTATTCTTACTAACAATATCACTTAACTCCTATGCTACAGACTTATCTTCCTTATATGGAAGCCCAGGAGCTACAGTAGAATTAGACAATCTTGGAACAGTAGCAATAAACACTGACCTTATATCAGATACAGACTCTACAGACGATTTAGGAAGTGCAGCTAAAGAATGGAAAGACCTCTACATAGACGGTACTGCTAATATAGATTCATTAGTTGCAGATACAGCAGATATAAACGCAGGAACATTTGACGGAGTAGTAGGTGGAACGACACCTGCTGCTGGAAGTTTTACAACTTTAGGTGCTACTGGTGGTGCAATTTTCAATGAAGATAGTACTGATGTAGATTTCAGAGTTGAGAGTGATACTAATGCAAATGCTTTATTTGTTCAAGGAAGTGATGGCAGAGTTGGGATAGGTACAGCAACTCCGTCTTTTATATTAGAAATGAAAGGAGATTCAGCTATCTCTTGGCCTGCAACATCAGGAACAACACAAACTGGTGGAATAGCAAGATTAGAAGGTGCTGATGTAGCTATGATAGATTTTGGTTCAAATGGAGGAAATGGACTTTGGATTCAATCTGGAAGGTCTGATAATCTAGCTTCACAGTTCTCATTAACTCTGAATAAGAATGGTGGTGATATTGGAATAGGTTTAGCCCCAACAGCAAGAAATAACACATCCCTACAAATATTGGATGGTATAGGTTTCCCTGCAACTCAAGTAGCCTCATCAGATGCAAATACTTTAGATGATTATGAGGAAGGAACTTGGACTCCTACATTAGCATTAGTGACGCCAGGAAATAGCTCACATTCTATCCAATTAGGTAGATACCAAAAAATAGGTAATAGAGTTTTTTTCCATGGCAATATAGGATTTGTAAAAGGAACTGGAACAGGGGTTCTTTCTCTTTCTGGGTTGCCATTTACGTCTGAAAATTTATCAAATCTATATTCAGCCGTTGCAACAGCTATTTTTGCAATAGGAAATACAGATGAAACATTCTGTGCTGTAAAGTCCCCAAACTCAACATCTATTCTTTTCACTATGCAACCAGAGAGTACGGCTGGTCATGGTGATGTAACAGATACTGATTTGGGAGCAACTATATATCTAAGAGTTTCAGGACAATATAATATATAAAAGGAGAAATATGAAAATACTATCAATCACAATCGGATTACTTTTAATCAAAGGAGAAAATAAATGTTAGAAAAACAAATAAAACTAAAACATGGAATATCAGAATTAGGGAATTTACAAGTCTATCCAATAATAGAAATACTTGAAGAAGATAAAGTAATAAGTTCCACACGAGGTCAAGCATATACATCTAAGAGCATTAAGAACATGGAAGGCTTTGACCAAAAAAGTAAAGATATAGTTTCAGTAATCACTCCCAAAGAAGTTAAAGATGCATTCCTTTTAGAAAATAAAATAAGAACAAACAATGGAATTGAGAAAATAATTACTCACGATCGCATAGTAGAAGAGTCTGGTTGTATAGCCGTTCGTAGAATAACTAGAATTTTTGATAATGGAAAAGAAATTGATAAGAAGTATCATCGCAGTTGGATAAACCCAGGGGATAATCCAGACAATAATGACATAATTTCAAAAGCATTAGCAATGGGATTACATACACCAAAAGTAATTGCGGATTATAACGAGAAGAACGCAAAAAGAGAAATCAGCAATAAATAACCGTCAGTATGGGAATGGGGTGTGCAATTTTTAAATATAGAGAGTAAATAATGGCAATAATATACGACCAGAGTAGTAATGCTTATGATGACAGCAACCTAAGCTATGACGGAACGTTAGGAAGTTCTAGTTCATCTAGTTCTTCTAGTTCCTCAAGCAGTTCTAGTAGTTCATTAAGCTCAAGCAGTTCTAGTTCCTCAAGTAGCTCTTTAAGTTCTATCAGTTCAAGTTCATCAAGTTCCTCTAGCAGTTCATTCAGCTCAAGCAGTTCTAGTTCATCAAGTAGCTCAAGCAGTTCATTAAGTTCAAGTAGCTCTAGTTCTTCTAGTTCCTCAAGCAGTTCATATAGCTCAAGTAGTTCCAGTTCATCAAGTAGCTCATTCAGCTCAAGTAGCTCTAGTTCTTCAAGTAGCTCAAGTAGTTCTTTCAGCTCAAGTAGTTCAAGCTCATCAAGTAGCTCAAGTAGTTCATTAAGTTCTAGTAGCTCTAGTTCTTCTAGTTCCTCAAGTAGCTCATTTAGCTCAAGTAGCTCAAGCAGTTCATCAAGTTCTTCTTTTAGCTCTAGCTCATCAAGTTCATCAAGTAGCTCAAGTAGTTCTTTCAGCTCAAGTAGCTCAAGTAGTTCTTCAAGTAGTTCCTTTAGTTCAAGTTCTTCTAGTTCTTCTAGTAGCTCTAGCAGTTCATTCAGCTCAAGTAGTTCAAGCTCATCAAGTAGCTCAAGCAGTTCATTAAGTTCAAGTAGCTCTAGTAGCTCATCAAGCAGTTCATTCAGTTCAAGTAGCTCTAGCTCATCAAGCAGTTCTAGTAGCTCAAGCAGCTCAAGTAGTTCCTTTAGCTCAAGTAGCTCTAGCTCATCAAGTAGTTCTAGTTCATCAAGCTCATCAAGCAGTTCATTCAGTTCAAGTTCTTCAAGTAGCTCATTCAGCTCAAGCAGTTCTTCCAGTTCATCAAGTAGTTCTTTCAGTTCTTCTAGTTCATCAAGTAGCTCAAGTAGTTCTTTAAGTTCTAGCAGTTCAAGCTCATCAAGTTCCTCAAGTAGTTCCTTTAGCTCTAGTAGCTCAAGCTCATCAAGCTCATCAAGTAGTTCTTTCAGCTCAAGCAGTTCTAGTTCATCTAGCAGTTCTAGTAGCTCAAGTAGTTCATATAGCTCAAGCTCATCAAGTAGCTCAAGCAGTTCTAGCAGTTCTAGCTCATCAAGCAGTTCTTTTAGTTCCTCAAGTAGCTCAAGCAGTTCATCAAGCAGTTCATTCAGTTCAAGTAGCTCAAGCAGTTCATCTAGCAGTTCTTTTAGTTCAAGTTCTTCTAGTTCCTCAAGTAGCTCAAGCAGTTCATCAAGCAGTTCAAGTAGTTCTTTCAGCTCAAGCAGTTCTAGTTCATCTAGCAGTTCTAGTAGCTCAAGTAGTTCATCTAGCAGTTCTAGTAGCTCAAGTAGTTCTAGTTCATCAAGTAGCTCAAGTAGCTCATATAGTTCTAGTAGTTCAAGTAGCTCAAGTAGCTCATTTAGTTCAAGTAGCTCAAGTAGTTCTAGTTCATCAAGTAGCTCATTTAGTTCAAGCAGTTCAAGCAGTTCTAGTTCTTCTAGTAGCTCATTCAGTTCAAGCAGTTCTAGTTCTTCTAGTAGCTCAAGTAGTTCTTTAAGTTCTAGCAGTTCAAGCTCATCGAGTAGTTCATTTAGCTCAAGTTCTTCCAGTTCATCAAGTAGTTCTAGTAGTTCAAATAGTTCTTTTAGTTCCTCAAGTAGCTCAAGTAGTTCCTTTAGCTCAAGTAGTTCTAGCTCATCAAGCAGTTCAAGCTCGTCTAGTTCATCAAGCAGTTCTTTCAGCTCAAGTAGTTCCAGTTCATCAAGTTCCTCTAGCAGTTCTTTCAGCTCTAGTAGCTCAAGCTCATCAAGTTCCTCTAGCAGTTCTTTCAGCTCAAGTAGTTCCAGTTCATCAAGTAGCTCTAGCAGTTCTTTCAGCTCAAGTAGTTCCAGTTCATCAAGTAGCTCAAGCAGTTCTTTTAGCTCAAGTAGTTCCAGTTCATCAAGTAGCTCAAGTAGTTCTTTCAGCTCGAGCAGTTCATCAAGTAGCTCAAGTAGTTCTTTCAGCTCAAGTAGCTCAAGTAGTTCATCAAGTAGTTCATTTAGTTCAAGTAGCTCAAGTAGTTCATCAAGTAGTTCATTTAGTTCAAGTAGCTCAAGTAGTAGCTCTAGTAGCTCAAGCTCATCAAGTTCCTCTAGCAGTTCTTTCAGCTCAAGTAGTTCCAGTTCATCAAGTAGCTCTAGCAGTTCTTTCAGTTCAAGTAGTTCCAGTTCATCAAGTAGCTCTAGCAGTTCATTCAGCTCAAGTAGTTCTAGTTCATCAAGTAGCTCAAGCAGTTCTTTCAGCTCTAGTTCATCAAGCTCATCAAGCTCATCAAGTAGTTCTTTCAGCTCAAGTTCTTCTTCTTCGAGTTCATCAAGTAGCTCAAGCTCATCAAGCTCGTCTAGTAGTTCCTTTAGTTCAAGTTCATCAAGTAGCTCTAGTAGCTCAAGCTCATCAAGCTCATCAAGTAGTTCCAGTTCATCTAGTAGTTCTTTCAGTTCAAGTAGCTCAAGTAGTTCCAGTTCATCTAGCAGTTCATTCAGTTCAAGTAGCTCAAGCTCATCAAGTAGCTCTAGCTCATCTAGCAGTTCAAGCAGTTCAAGTAGTTCTAGTTCATCAAGCAGTTCATTCAGTTCAAGTAGCTCTAGCTCATCAAGTAGCTCTAGCTCATCTAGCAGTTCAAGCAGTTCAAGCTCATCAAGTAGTTCAAGTTCTTTTAGTTCTTCAAGTAGTTCAAGCAGTTCAAGTTCATTATCAAGCTCAAGTTCTTCTAGTTCATCAAGCTCGGCTTCATCATTACCATATCAAGTTGATTTTGTTAATAAAACATATGATTATGAATTTAAAGATGATACAAGCAATTATAAATTTGATAATAAAACATATAATTATAAATTTGATGAACAATAACAAGGAGATATAGTATGCCAAACAGAAAAAACTTATATTACGTTGCGGATGATGTAACATTCCGCGGATCATTCGAGATTGTTGGTGAAGCGCAAACACCGGACACTAATAGCGCCAAAGTTCAAATATGGAAGGTTGGTTCTACTACTGCAGTGTTAGCTGAAACAACAGCTACGATTGCCGGCACACAAATAAGATATAAATACACTCCATTGATAGTAGGATCATTTGCGTTATTTTTTTACGCAACATTTAATTCAGGGGCAGATAAACGTACAGGAACAATAGAATTTTTAGTAAAAAAGAAAGAGGCGCATTAATATGGTAAATCCAAAATCATTAGAAAATTTAAGATTCAATAAGGATAAGAAAGAAGGATATGGATATAGGTATTCTTTACCTCAAGAAAAGATTGATGAGTTGTTTAGCCATTTAGCTGAAGGTATTTCATTAAAACAAGCAGCTAAGAATACAAAGATATGTTTTGAAACTGCAAGGAAATACTTTAATAAAGGAGATAGCAAACGCGGAATAAAACCACTTCAATGGCGACTTACTATGTTTCAGGATAGAATATCAGAGAAATTTAATGTTTTGCTTGAGGAACGTAGGACAAAGATGCTGTACATTATTAGGGAAACATTAGATAATATAGAAGATAGAATAAAAGATAAAGAATGTAAATGTTGTAAAGGAGAAGGAACACAATTAAATGGTAAAACTGGTCAGAAGGATTTATGCCAAGCATGTAACGGTGAAGGAAAAATCACTAGCAAACTAATGGATAAAACAACAATGAAAGATTTTGAACGATTAGCTAGGTTAGAAGTATTTCTTTCTGGTGGAGTAACTCAAAAAACAGAAGAAAGAAAGATCTTAACTGCAGAGGAGATAATGCAAGATGCAAGTGATGATACATAATACAGAAAGAATTGATTGGAAAAAAGAAATTGCTACACGATCTCCAAAGGATGCAAAAAAGTGGCAGTTTAGTGAGTATAGGCGTTGTGTAGAAGATAAGGTTTATTGGTTTAATAATTATGTATGGACGATAGATACTCGTAAAACGCCATCGATTCTCCCATTTACTTTACGTGATTATCAAATTAAATTAATCAATCAGTTAGATAAGTATGAAGATGTATTTATTGATAAATGCAGAGATATGGGTATTTCTTGGTCAGTTATGGGGTGGGAATTACATCAAGTTTGTTACACTAAAGGATTTACCGCATTAAATATTTCTAGAAAAGAATCAGAAGTGCAAGATAACGGTAATACTTTTCATTCTTTGCATGGTAGGTTGGCATTTATGTATCAACGGCTTCCTCCGTTCATTAAACCAAAGGTACATAATCCTTTTTTAGTTTTTTCAGTTCCTTTAATGAATTCTGTTATAAAGGGTGAATCAGCTAATCCTAAAGCCGGAAGGGATACGCAATATAAATTTATATTAGTTGATGAAGCAGCTTTTGTTGATTGCTTAGATGAAATGTATAAAGGATTAAGGAATGCTACAAATACGTTATGCTTAAATTCTACACCTCCGAAAGAAAGTGTGAATAATAAATTTGCGGAAGTAAAAGATATGAAAAACTCTGGATTTGTTAAACTTGGTTTTGACTGGAATTTAAACCCAGACCATACACAAGGTTGGTATGATAAAAAAACTGCTTCTATGAGTGAACAGGAAATAGCACAAGAAATATTACGTCAGTACGATAAGGCTTTAACAAATCGTTCTTATCCAGAGTATGATAAGAAATTACATTTATTAAGTCATAAAGTATATCTTAATCCAAAATCAAAATTATATTGCTTTATGGATTTTGGTCTTGACGGTGAGCCATTTGTATTTGCACAAAAAGATTTTGAAGATAGATTATTTATAATCTATTATAAAATATATAGAGATAAGTTAACTACCGAATTATATCAAGAATTTAAAAAGTGTTTAGATGCTATTAGATATTCAGGAGAGATTAAGGATATAATATTTATAGGTGATAAGTCAGGAAACAAAAGAAATAGAGTTACCAAGACAAGTGTAATCAGCGATTGGAAAACAGTATCTAATAATCAAATATTAATTAAATCTAGAGAACTTTCTAATTATGAAAAGATGAAGTGTGTAAGAACTTGCCTTAAAAGATATATTAATGGACGACCACAATTTAATATATCAAATGAACCGACTTGCTTAAACTTTGCACAATGTATCAATGGGGTTACGCTTAATAAATCTAGGGAAGATCATATAGATAATAAATTTACTCATGCTGTTAATGCTGTTGAGTATGGAATAAATTATTTATTTCCTGTAACAAAAGCATCAGGCGTAGTTGTTAGTTTAGACCCCGGGGATGATATTAGAGATAATGAAGGGAATTTTGTTAGAAGAATTGGAAGAAATATGTTTAAAGGAACTTCTGTTTCCAGCGTTATTGGTGATAGAAGAATAGCAAGAAGGAGCCATATATTATGAAAAGAAAGAAAGATCAACCAGAACAAGATTCAAGTAATGTTATATTGAATTTTAAAGAACGTAAAAAAAGGTCAATAGAGTTACAGAGAAGAATAGCTGAATCATACCCAATGGTAGGGGGTACTGGTGAAGATGCTCAATGGCGTTCTTTGACATCTAATTCACTCAGGGATTTGAGCCTCCTTACACAGAATAGAATGCAGGATATTGCGTTCTATTTATATGATAGCAATCCTATGGCAGGCAGGATTATCGAGATTATAGAAGATTTTGTTATTGGTGACGGATTTACTTATTCAGTCAAAGATCCTAATGTAAAAGAAGTTATCGATAATTTTTGGAACGATCCGGATAATAACCTTGATGAAGAAATGAATGTTAATGTTGTTGAACTATATTTGTTTGGTGAGTTATGTTTACCGACTTGGGTTAATTCAGCTAACGGTGCAGTTAAGCTAGGGTATATAGATCCAAAGACAATTTTAAAAATTAGAAAAGATAGAAATAATCCAAAGATACAAAAATCATTAATATGGAAAAGATTAAGTGGTTCTTCTAAAGAACAAGAAATGAGTATAATAAATGTTGATAGAAATCTTAGGTCAAAAACATATGGGAAGTTAGTTGGAGATTGTTTTTACTTTACAATAAATAAAGTAAGTTCAGCAACGCGCGGTAGAAGTGTGTTATTAAGATTAGCTGATTGGCTAGATGGATATGATCAATTTCTTTTTACAAGGTTAGAAAGAGCATTCTTGTTGAATTCGTTTATTTGGGATGTTGCTTGTGAAGGAATGAATGAATCAGAGCTTCAAGAATTTGTAAAAAAATTAGCGCCGCCTAGACCTGGCTCTATAAGAGCTCATAATGAAAAAATCACCTGGAAGTCAGAAACACCTAAATTAGAATCAGCTGATGCATCAGGTGAAGCAGCCTTATTTAAGAACCAGATTTTAGGTGGTGCTGGATTCCCGGGGCATTGGTTTGCTGAAGGTGATAAAACTACACGTGCAACAGCTATGGAAATGTCGCTTCCTACTCTTAAAAATTTAAAGACTAAACAGAAAAAAATAAAGTTTCTAATTAAGCGGATGTTTGATTTTGTCATTGACCAAGCAATAATAGCTGGTGTATTAAAAGAGGGTGTTGATAAGACTTTTAAAGTTATTCCTTCTCCAATAGTTTCTAGAGATAGCAGCAAAGGAACTGCTGAAGCTATGTCAGGATTAATATCTGGATTGGTTCAAGCATCTGATAAAAAATGGGTTAGTGATAAGAAGGCTAAAACTATTATTAATGCAGTAATATCACAATTAGGTGTAGATGTAGATAGTGAGGCTGATGATAATGTAGATAGTGATGCTGATGATAATAAGAAAGAAGAAGAAAAAGGAGTAGCGACAAATGAAGAATAAAGGGTTTTTGATTGCTTTGTTAGAAGATTTCTCTTTAGATAAAATAGACATCGTTTCTAAAAACGATAACTTTATGGAAGGTGTAAAGCCTGCGTTTGGTTCTCCCGGTGGTAAATTTTTTGTTGCCGGGAAACTAATAAGATTGTTTCCAGAACATAAAAGATACGTTGAATCATTTATTGGTGGTGGATCTATATTGTTCAGAAAAAAGAGAAGTGAAGAAGAATTTATAAACGATAGAGATAGTGATATTGCTTCTTGTTTTAAGTTTATGAAAGACATAACAGAACAACAAGTTGAATCATTAAATAAGCTTGATTGGAAAACATCTAAAGATACATTTAATAAATTGCTTCCTGAGTGGAAAGAAAGTAGTCAGCATAACGACCCTGTTTATCAGTTCTATCGTTATGTTTATATCAAAGGAGCTTCAGATGCAGGTCAGATGAGTTCCTTTGATAATAGATCTGAAGGTGATGTTATGAAAGTAACTACACGAATGCTAAAGATAAAAGAACGTCTGCAAGACGTAACAATAGAAAATATGGATTACAGAGATTTTATTAAAAAATATGCGAACAAAGAATCTTTTACTTTTATGGATCCTCCTTATCCGTCAGCTAAGATGGATTGGAAGTGGTGTCCGACACAAAATGAATTTGAATCATTTACAAAAACTGTTCCGGGTAAGTGGATGGTTACGTATGAAGTTTGTGACGGTTGGAAAGAATCAAAGTATGATAGAAAGATACTTTCTCAATATAATATTGCTGCACCATCAGCAGGTCATATGGCTAGGAAATCAGAATTAATGGTTTCTAATTATCCAATAAAAGAGAACTCAACTTATTTAGAATCTGAAATAGATGATGATATAAAGGAATCAATAGTTGACTTTGTTGATAACCTAAGGTTATCGGAAGTACGTGGATTAGGATTAGGCGTTGGTGGTCCTAGACAAGGTGATGCTGGAACAGATGTTTGTGTTTGCCCTAAGTGTAAAGAAGAAATTAAACATAACAGAGGAACTCCTTGTAATGAAAGTAAATGTCCTAAGTGCGGAACACCAATGATAGGAAAAGTTGATAACAAAGAATCTTTAGTTGATGATTTAAAAGATATACTAAAGTTATATGCGGCTAAAAGAAGAGGTGATGATGTTGATAAAACATTCGAGCAGTTAAAGAGTTCATTTCGTGGTTGTGTATCTGACATCATAGAATCTGGTATTACTGATTTCCATCCAGAAAAGCTTTCTCCGTTTGCTTTAGAGTTGTTTGATAAATACACAGAGTATAAATATACTGTTGTGCAACCTGATAAATCTGAACAATCATTTAAAACATTAAAAGAATTAAAAGACAGCAATGTTGATTATCGCGGATATAAGTTTAATATAAAAATGAAAGAAGCAGAAAAGAAGATAGGTAACTTTACTTTTTATAATCAATGGTGGAGAAACAAAAATGATAAGATAGATAATTTTACTGTTTCTACTGATTTAGGAATAGATATTCATTTGTCTGAAAATAAAAGTTTGATCGAAGATGAATTCAAAGAATCAACTTTTTATATAAAACCTTCAGAATACTCTGTTAGGAAACTTTCAGAGGGAATATCATTTATGTTACCTCATAGTGATTTTAATATTACTGATATGCTTTCTTGGATTAAAGTAATAGATAGAGGAAATATATCTATTCTTGAAAGCACAGAGTTAGAGAAAATAATAGAGTTTTCTGGTAAAAAAATTAAAGGTATTTTTACAGCTAAGAGAGAAAATGAGAACTCAGACTTTTGGGTTTTGAAAAAATAAATCATTTTTTCCTTGACATTTATAAAAAATAAGACTATATTTTAAGTGTATAGGTTTTTAACAGTTTATTCACAGGAGGTAAAATGCCTTATCCAACTGAACACACCTGTCGGGTCGCAGAACCATTACCACAGAACTCTGGTATTTTTGCTCGTAAATCAATTGCTTCTGGTATAAGCATAGTAATGCAAAAATCTAAAGGAGATTCTAACTCTCCTATGAAGGTTCAATCTTATCGATTTGGAAAACACCAATTCACTCATACTGAAGCTAAAGAATGGTTAAAAAAACATAGTATAGAATATACTGCGTTTGAACCTGCTAGTAGCCCGGATAAGAAAGAAACAAGAGCTGACATTATCAATAGGATAACTAAAGAGTTATCAGGTGTGATAATTTAATGAAATATAATCATTTACATATTGCTTCATTCTTAGAAAGTAGTTCTTCTGGCGATAAGTGGAAAGTAATGGTGATCGAAGAAGGACTGTCGAAAAACGGCAAATACTATACAAAGGAAGCCCTCCAAAAATCTATTCCTTTATTTGAAAAATCAAAAGTTTGTTTTTATGAGTGGAAAGACAAGCATTTTGACCACATACCTTTATCCGTTGAAAAGATGTGTCCGGAAGGATTTCCTCTACAAACAGCCGGCTACCTTGATAATGTGAAGTTTGAAACAGTTAAGGTTGAAGGTAGAGAAGTCGCTGGTTTAACTGCATCTTTACACTTATTAGAAAAAAACTCAAGAGTTAAAGATTTGAAGCAAATGCTTACAAATGCTTGGAAAAAAGGATTAAAAAACCTACTTGGACTTTCCATAAATGCTGAGGGGCCGTCAAGCGTGCGTATGATGAATGGGCAACCGATAACAGTTGTCAATGGAATAAGTAAGGTTTTCAGTACCGATTTCGTGACTCAGCCTGCGGCGGGCGGCGGGTTACTAAAAATAATTGAAAGTTTCAATACAAAAGGAGGTATGGAACAGATGTTTAAGAAGATTATCGAATCGTTGAAAAGGTTTAATTCGAAGATATTAGAAAGCGTAGATATCGCTAATATCACAGAAGAAGAAGTAGTAAGTATTTTTGAATCATTAGCTAAAGAAGCTAAAGAGAAAAATTCAGACAAGGCTGATAACCTTGAAGAGATTGTCGGTAAAATGAAAGACAAGAAATATGAGGAAGCAGAAGCTTTACTTAATGCTATAACAAATGAACAAAAAATGTCAGATAATGATTTGCTTAATGCTGATGATAAAACATTAAGCCCCGGAGATTTAAAGAAAAAGAAAGCTTTGCTAAAAGTGGAACAAGATGCTGCTGCAAAAGAAGCAAAGAAACAAGAAGATTTAGAGAATAAAAATAAAGATTTAGAATCTAAATTAGATGCTATAAATAGCAAACTAGCTATTAGAGAATGCAAAGAGCTATTAGAAGTTGCTTTATCTGAAAGCAACTTGCCAGAAGTAATCAAACATAAAATTCGTAATTCCTTTAAAAACAAGGTGTTTAAAGAATCAGAGATAAAAGAATCTGTTAAAGCAGAGCGTGATACATTGGCAAAATTAGTTGAAAGCAAAGCAGTTATTGATTTTGGTGGTGATTTTGACGGCTCTTTTGTGAAAAGAGATCCTATCACCCGCGTTCAAGCATCTATGGATTTAATGTTAGGTTACAAACCTAGTGACGTAGATAAAGATAAGTACAAAGATATTGATGGTTTTAGATCATTAAAAGAAGCTTATGTTGCTTTTACTGATGATGCAGAAGTATCCGGAAGATTAGGACCTCGTGCATTGTCTAGATTAAGCGAATCAGTTGTTGATGATAACACTACATTTTCCTACGCTTTAGGTTATTCTATGCAAAGAAGAATGCTTCCTGAATATAGAGCAATACCTGAACTATGGAAAAAGATAGCAGTGTCAACACCTATCAAAGATTTTAAATTACAGGAAAGAATTCAATGGGGTGGTTTTGGAGTGCTTCCTACAGTGCAAGCAGCTAGAACAGTTGCCGGAACACCAATAGATAGTGCAACTCCTACATACCCTGAATTAGGGTTCCCTGGCGATACCGAGGCAACATACGCTGTGATGACTAAAGGTGGAGTAATCACAGTAACAAGAAGATCAATCATTGATGATGATTTGAAAGTATTGACAGGAATTCCTAAAAGAGTTGGGAAAGCAGCTGGATATACTTTGAATCAATTTGCGTTTGATTTAATGTTAGGGTATGGAGCTTCTGGAATCAATACTGCTACTATTTATGATAGTGCAGTTCTTTACATTGCATCTCATAAGAATTATCGCACAGGTGCATTAGGTTACGATAATCTTCAGGACTTGCTTAATGATATGTGGTATCAGTGTGAGTTAGGATATAAAACTGACGTGGCAACACAATTAGAAGCAGCTGCTACAACATTAGATGTTACTGCTGGAACTGGTCAGTATTTCAAAGCCGGAGATTATGCCTGGCTAGACGGAGAAATTGTTCGTGTAGATTCAGTATCTACTGATGCATTGACTATTGCAAGAGGAATGTTTGGAACAACTGATGCTCAGCATTTAGTTGCAGTTGATGTAAGAAAAGTTACTCAGTTCTTAGCATTAGAGAAACCTATCCTATGGGTACCTCGTGCTTTGAATGGTACTGCATTGGCATTACAGAAATCAGAAAAACATCCAGAGAATGCTGAAGGTGGAATTAATACACTGAGAAATCAGTTTGAAGTAGAACAAAGCCCATTCTTACGTGGTGATGAAAATAATTACTATATTTCATCTAAGATTTCTGACGTAGAAGGAATAGAAATAGGGTTTTTAAATGGTAAAGAAGAACCAGAAATTTTGGTTCAAGATCAACCTACTGTCGGAAACGTATTTACCTATGATACGATCCGCTACAAAGTTCGTCATGAATACGGCGGAGCAGTTGTTGATTTCAGAGCGTTTGCAGGGGCGATTGTAACTTAATAACCGAATTAATGGCGATGGTCGGGGGAGAAATCTCCCGACACAGCTGTTAGGTTGGAAAATACCTAATATTAAGGAGGATTTTTTAAATGAAATTCACAAGATATAAATATGGAGTAGCAAATGAAAGAGGTACTGTTCTCTCTAAAACAGCAGATTATACAATATTAGAAAATGATATTTTAAGATCCGGTCAGTTTTTTAAAGTTGATGGTCATAAGTTAACATTGCCTGCCGCTAGTGGAAATTTAAAAGGTACAAGTGTATATGTTTTTGGAAGTAGCGGTTCATCTAAAGTAGCTGTTGTTGCTGGTTTTGGTGGTGGTGGTGCTAGTTATGATACTGTAACCGTAGGAGCATATAATACTATAGAGTTTTGGTGTGACGGCAGTTATTGGTACGCATTATCTAATGCGGTTGGTGCTAGCTAAAATAAAGGAGGACAATTATGCCAAAACCTACCAGATATAAATATAGTGTCGCTAACCGTAGGGGTACAACCCTAAGTAAATCCGCAGATTACTCTCTGACAGAGAATGATGTTGAAAGAAGTGGATCTTTATTTGTTAAATTAACTTCAGGAAATACACTAACTTTACCTGCCGCTAGTGATAGTTTAAAAGGCGCTAGTGTTTATGTTAATACATCTGATCAAGGCATTGTATATGTTGCTGCCGGATTTGGTGGTGGGGGAGCTAGTTATGATACTGCTAATATAGGAAAGTATGAATCTGCTGAGTTTTGGTGTGACGGCAGTTATTGGTACGCATTAAATGTAACTGTAGCTGGAAATACTTCTAGTTCATCATCCAGTTCATCATCTTTTTCCAGTAGCTCATCAAGTTCATCAAGTAGCTCAAGTAGCTCATTAAGTTCATCAAGTAGTTCATTAAGCTCGAGTAGCTCAAGCTCAAGTAGCTCAAGTAGCTCAAGCTCAAGCTCAAGCTCATCAAACTCAAGTAGTTCTAGCTCATCTAGTTCGAGCTCAAGCGAATCTAGTTAAAAGTTAAACCTACCCTTGGCGGTAAACTCCGCCAAGGGTTACTAAAGGAGATAGATAATGGCATATCCCGCTTATAAATGCCCTTTTAAAAATAATGCCGGTGCAGGAATTGTTTGTGAGAATATTGCATGTGGATTGTTCAACGTTGTTGAAAATGACTGCAATTTTATTATGAATGAACGAAGAAAACATCAGCTAACTGGTAAAGTAGTTCCTAATACAAATACTTATTCTAGTTCGAGTTCTAGTTCTAGTTCGAGTTCATATAGCTCGAGTTCTTCTTCGTCGAGTTCTTCTTCGTCGAGTTCTTCTTCGTCGAGTTCTTCTTCGTCGAGTTCGAGTTCTTCTTAAGGGGGTATTGTGTCTTATACTAGAGAAGATTATTTAACACGATTAGAAACTGCACTACAGGATGATGCTGAAAAACTGCAACCTGATGATAAGTATCGTATTTTAACGCAATCTGTAGTAATCTTTTCTAAAGATAAACCAAACACTAAGATAAAAGAATCAACAGGAGATGGTTCTTCTTATGATTTTGCTCTTCCTAGCGATTGGGTAGAAGGTACTTCTTATATTATTGGACAGATTGAATATCCAGCTGATGATTATCAAAATCCTAGTTATCTTGAACAGATAGATTGGAAGTTCTTTAAAAAGAACGTTGAGAGTGTGATGACTACTTATATTCGCATTTTAAGTTTCATCCCTGCGAATGGTAAAATATTAAAATATGAATATGCGTTACCTCAAATATTAAATGAGGAAACTTGTACTATAAATGATAGTTATATAGAGGCAGTTACTAATCTAACTGCCGCTCTTTGTTTTTGGGCTCTCGCGGCTAAATTTGCACAAACTACTGATTCTACTATCGAAGCTGATGTTATTGATTATCAACGGAAATCTGATCTTTATGCATCCTTAGCAAAAGAGAAGATGTCAGTTTATAATTCATTAATGGGTCTAGGTATAGAATCTAAGAATTCAGGTGCGGCCTCTGCTGGGATTGCGGTTAAAGATCTTGACATGGAATACTCATGGAAAGAAGATATGTTAACACATCCTATTAGATGGCGATAATTCCCCAAGCAAAGAGATTTAGGAGAAGGCGGAGATAGATGAACATATGGTGATTTTTACATCTATCCTTCCGCTTTATTATGCATGTCATTAGCATTAATTAGAACACAAATAAAAACTAAGCTTGAAGCAATATCAGGTGTAGAAAATGTTTATGATTATAAACGTTTCTGTAGCGACCTTACTACATATAATACCTTGTTTGTTAAGGATTCTAAAGTAAACACTTGGGAAATAGAAAGGACTTCTTTTGAAAGGATTGGGCATGGGGGGTCAGGTGATGTTGAAGATGTAAATAATACTTTTATAATTAGTGGTTTCTATTCTTTTTATGATGAATTAGCCACAGAAAAAACATTTCAAGACCTTATTGAAACTATTTGTGCTAGTTTTATCAGTGATCCAACATTAGGCGGAACAGCAAATATCGTGCATATTCCTATTACCGGAGAGTTTTCAATGGTAATGTTAGGTGCAGTTTTATGTCATAAATGCGATATAACAATTAATATTGATGATAGAATTATTTAAAGGAGGGAAAGAAAATGGCTAAAATATCAAGAGTTGCTCAATTAGCAGGAAAAGTAGAAACTATTAGTGGAACAGCAGAAACATTAGCAGCAGCACAAGCTACAATACTGTCATATGAGCCAGTGTTAGATGCTGATTTTGAACAGTATAAAAGAAATCCTGTTGTGAAGCATATGTCTAGGTTTGCTTCTGAGCCTGGTGCAAGGAAAATGTCGCTTGCTTTTAAAGCTGAGTTAATGGGGCCAATATCCGGATCAAAAGGAACAACACTACCACTAACGCCGTTTCTTCGTTCTTGTGGATTGTCAGAAAGCCTTTCAGTTGGAACATCTAATATTTATGTTCCTGTATCAAGTAGTTTTGTTACCTGTACAGTAGCTAAATACTTAGATGGAATAAGAAAAACAATGTCAGGTTGTGCCGGTAATGTTAAATTTCAGTTTAAAGTTGGTGAACCTGTTTTTTGTGAATTTGCAATGGAAGGTAAATATTACGAACATAGCGATACTGCACTGTTAACTCCTACATACCCGGAACAAGTTCCTTTAATTTTTATGGGTGCAACTGTTACTATTGACAGTGATAGTTTAGTAATGGATACTTTAGAAATTGATATGCAGAATGAAGTTGTTATATCTCCTAGACCTCAAGATTCATCTGGTATTGATTATGCTAAAATAGTTGGTAGAAATCCACAAATGTCATTTGACCCTGAATTAGTTTCTATTGCTAGCCATGATTTTTATTCAAAGATACTTTCTCGTTCTACAATGGCTGTAGTGATTAATATGAATGATAGCAATGGAAATAATATTACTTTTTCATTGCCGGCAGTAAGGTACACAGGATTAAAAGAAGCTGATAGAAGTGGTATTGCGGCGTTAAGTGCTACTTGCGAAATTTGTAAGAATTCAGACGCGGGTAATGATGAGATAACAATTACTATGGGAACATCATCTAGTTCATCTAGCTCAAGTAGTTCAAATAGTTCAAGCAGTTCTAGTTCGTCAAGTTCTAGTAGTGAGAGTGCTTAAAAGGATATGAATGCCTAGTAGTTTTAAATGCAGAATAGATATTGATGTTTCTAATCCTGATTATAGTGATGCATCTATTCCATTAGGTCAAGTTGCTAGAAAAATTGCTGAAAGTTCAAGAAGGAATATACGCACACAAACTAGCATTAAAGGACACGCATTTAAAGGTTTATCAGTAAAAACAATTAAAGATAAAAGAAGAGAAGGAAGTGACTATCCTACAAGAGCATTGTATAGAAAAGGAATTATGTATCGTGCAATTCATGTTTATCAAAGAAGTAAAAATGCATTTGAAGTTGGTATAATTCCTAGAGGTAAACCAAAAAGAGATTTAGTAGGGTATATTCATCAGGAAATATACCCTATAATAAGAGCGTTTTTAGGATTTGATGCAAAATCTAGGCAATGGTCTAAAGAAAGATTTAGACGATGGATGAAAGAGAGAAAAGAAAAAGCTAAAAGAACTAAATCAACCTATAGTTATTAAAGGAGGGTGTCGTGGTAGATCCAATCAGTGTCGGAATGACAAAAGAATACACATTAGAAAAGGATAAAGTAAATCCTACAATTTGGTTAATAGGTCCATTAGACTCTATTATGAAATCAAAGTTTATTTCAAGCTTTGGTAAAATTGAGATAAAAGATGATAAACCAGTTTACGTTCAAGGAGATATTGATTATACACAAAATAATTTTACTATCTTAAAATATGGATTAAAAGGATTTAAAAACTTCAAGATCAATGGAAAAGAATTAGAGTTTAAAACAAAAAAAGAAAAAGTTTTCAATATTGAAATTGAAGTTGTTGCTGATGAAACTATGAGAGCAATTCCTTTATTTGTAATAAATGAATTAGCCGCAATAATTTGGGGTGAAAACGAGGTTGGTGAAGATTTAGAAAAAAACTAATATTGGCAGTTGAGGTGTCAAGCTTAGGCCTTAATTGCCACGATTGTAATGAACATCAAAAGAAATTTCGTGGGTGTAATGGCAAACCAATTCAGCCATATTTAATAGATGGTAAGCCAGCGGATAGGTGCATAGCAAAAATGCTACCACCAGAGGTAAAAACGTATATAAAATATTATGAATATTATAAAAAAGGATTGTTACCTTTCCCCGGTAGTGTTGCACAGCAACCAGCAAAACTATTAGATATATTCGACATTTTAGAATCAGCTGAGATAAAAGTAATGAACAGTAAACATAAGGTGTAATATGGCAGTAGGCGATCAAAATTTTACAGTTAGAGCAACATTTGTTGATAAAGCTTCTGGTAAAGTCATAAAAGCTAATGCAGCAATGATTAATTCCATGAAGAAGGTAGGAGTCCAATTTCAAAAAACTGGGGCTGAAACTGCTATGGCTTTAGATAAAATGGCGCAAGGACATGAAAAAGCAGGAAGGTTTTCAAGATTCCACAACGCTCAAATAGGTAAGCTAATAGGATCTATTGGTTCTATGCGTAACATAATACTTGTTTGGATGTTTGCTTTAGGACCATTAATCAATCTTTTTAAATCAGCTACCAAAGCTATGATGATACAAGAAGATGCTGTAAAGCGTCTTAGCTTTGCTATGGAAATCCAAGGTACTGCTTCTAAATTTATGCAAAATAATCTTAAAGAATTGTCTGCTGCTTTTCAAGAAACAACTAGATACGGTGATGAAGCAATATTGGAAGTAATGGAAAAATTAATTACTGTAGGCGGAGTTGTACCTTCTAAATTAAAAAGAGCAACCCAAGCTGTTGTAGATTTTGCAGCAGGGTCCGGAAGAAGCCTATCAGAAGCGGGTGAGCTAATAGCAAAAAGTGCTGTTGGATATACAATGCAAATATCTAGGTTGTTCGGAGTTACTATACCTAAAAGCATGTCTGTAGCCAAACAATTTGAAATGGTTCTTGGATTGATAGAAGGAAAGATGGCTGGAAGAGCTCAAAGAGATATAAAAAGTTATGCAGGTAGCGTAGCGCAGATGGCTAACGCTTGGAGTGATGCAAAAGAAGCTTTAGGTTTTTTTCTTAATAAAACATTTCATTTGCAGGCTGGTATGAAAATAATGAAAGATATGTTTGATACGTGGTCTGGTAAAAATGCTTCTACTGCAATGATGGTATTAGATAAAGAAATAAGCAAAGTTGATAAATCGTTACAAATTTTAATTAAAACTAGCAAGAATATAAGTGGGAAAAATTTCTTATTCATGAAACCTGATAATCTTACAAATAAGATTGCAGAGAAACAACAAGAAAGACTTGCTTTGATAACAAGAAAAACACAGTTAGAAATTCAATCATTTATGGATTCAATTAGACTTAAAGAACAAGGTAAAATAATAGAAGCAGAACAAGCTAAAATGGCAACACAAAAAGAATGGGCAGATACATATTCAATATTTCAAAGAACTCGAGCTGATTATCAAATAGAACAATTAAATCAAGAGTATGCTTTATACCTAAAAGTATTTGAAGATAATGCAGCTAGAAAATTAGAGATAGAGGAATGGTATCAAGCTAAAGTAACAAAATTACGAAAGCTTGCGTTAACAGATGCCAAAGATCAATACGATGCTATGGAAGTAATGACGAAATCATTTGCTGTTAATATGCGTAATTCTATGTCTGATGGTTTTTTTAAGGTTATCAAAGGAGATTTTGAATCATTAAAAGATGTATTAGTGTCATTTGGTGATGCAATGTTAAAAACTATTACAGATATTATTGCTAATTTAATAATAATGTCAATATGGCAAAAAGCAGCTGGGCTATTAGGATATTCAGGAGGGGTTGTTGGTGCCGTTATTAATGCAGGAACTGCACGCGCTCATTCTGGTGGGTATATTATGGATTCAAAAAATAGTTTTGGGTATCGAAAGAAGTTTCATTCTGGAGGAGAAGTTCCCGCAACATTACTTGAGGGTGAGGGTGTATTAAACCGAAGAGCAATGGGCAATTTAGGTGTAGATAATTTGAATAAGCTTAATCGCGGAGAAGGTTCCGGCGGCGGCGGCGGAGTAGTAAATAATTATTATATTCAAACTATTGATGAACGATCATTCAGAGAAAGGTTACAGCAGAACGGAGATATTTATGCAAATGCTTCCGGAAGAAGCATAATGGATAATCAATCATTAAGAGGAATTACACAAAAATATGGCTAATACTAATATACTAACATTAACACCTGAATTTGGTTTAAAAGAAACTATAAGTTTTAATACCAATATAAGTGATTCTGAAAGTGGCATAGAACAACGCGATGCTTTATGGGATCATGGATTAAGAGATTATAACCTTACTTGTAAATTCCTAACCCAAACAGCAATGAATGTAATTTGGGATTTTTATATTGCAAGGTTAGGCGCTTATGATTATTTTTTATTAAAAATTCTTACCGAGTATCAAATAACAGATGAAGCATTAGGGTCAGCTGATGGAGTAACAGCCGCTTTTTTACTTCATAATTTTCCTGTTGATGTTTCTGCAAATAGTTCTTGTACTGTTGGTGGCGTTGCTAATACAAACTACACTTTAAGCAATAATTTTACCACTGAAAAATCATATATAACATTCAATCCTATTCCGGCAAGTGGCGCGATATTACTTTCTTATGAATATTATTTTAAAGTTAGGTTTACTGATGATAAATTAACTAGAGAATTAGCCGCGTATCAGTTATTGCATTCCGGTATTAATTTAAAAGAGATTAGGTGGAGTTCTTATAATCCTCCTGAAGGAAACTTTAGTTCTTCTAGTTCTTCTAGTTCAATGAGTTCCAGCTCATCGTCTAGTTCAAGTAGATCTTCTTCAAGCTCATCTAGCTCAAGTTCTAGCTCATCTAGCTCAAGTTCTAGCTCATCTAGCTCATCGAGTTCATCTTCTCTTTCATCAAGTTCTTCGAGCTCATCAAGTTCAAGTAATTCTAGTTCATCATCAAGCAGTAGTGATTCTTCTAGTTCATCATCAAGTAGTAGCTCATTTAGTTCAAGCAGTTCTTTCAGCTCAAGTAGTTCTAGTTCATCAAGTAGCTCATTTAGTTCAAGCAGTTCTTTCAGCTCAAGTAGCTTTAGTTCATCAAGTAGCTCTAGCGGTTAAGGGGGTTTAAAATGTTGAGTTTATCTGCAACGTTAATAGCTATTAAGAATCAACTGCAACATAAGCCGGTAGAGATACATGACATTTATTTAGGTTCGCAAACTGCCGAAGATTCTAATACCCTTCATTTCATTAACTTCTATTTTCCATTATATTTTTTTAATTACCTTAGCCATACATCACAACAATATACTCCTGTAGGCGTGTCAAGAAGTGCAATGAAAAAAAGTACACATGGCGAGATAGAGCGTGTTGGATACCAAATAGATAATGTCACAAAAGCAATGTCTGTTTATGCAGCAGCTCATGATTTAAGAAATAAACGAATTGTTACAAGGCTAATATTCAGAGATCATTTAAGTTCTTACTTAGATGCTAAAATAGTTTTTGATGGCTTTATCCAGAATGTATCTTTTTCTAGAAAAAAAATGGCTGCAAACTGTACCCCCGTTTTAGGGTCATTAAGTTTTGAAACTGGGTGGCCCTACCAAATTGAATGTAATGCAAGATTTGGAGATAGCTATTGTCAAATAGATAAAGATGCAGTAGCTAATAAAGTAATAGGTGCAGTTACAGGCGGAACAACTACTACTATTATAGATACTGTTAATTTAGACCAAGCAGATGATTATTGGAACTGGGGTATAATTACATTTACTTCAGGAAACAATAATGGTTCATCGAGAAAGATATTAGATTTTGTTTCATCTACGCATACATTAACATTAGATTATGCTTTAGACGTTGCTCCAACTGCTACTGATGCATTTGCAGTATATCGTGGCTGTGATAAAACATTAAATTCTTGTGATACAATATTTTCTAATACTATTAATTATCATGGATTCCATACAATACCTTTAACAAAATGATAGATTTAAATAAACTTATTGGCATCCCTTTTAAATTAAATCATAAAGACTTTAAATTTTGTGATTGTAGAGGAATTGTTTATTTATATTATAAATATGTTAAGAACAAAGAGTTACCATTTACTGACGGAAAAAATATAATATTTAGAAATCAAAAAAAAGATAAGAATAGAATGGCATCTGTTTTAAATACTTTTGCTGATATAGTAGATATAAATGATATTGATGAAGGAGATATTGTTGTCATCGATAATCATAAACAAGTAGGATCATTAGGAGTATGCATTAATAATAAACAAATATTACATATGGACGGAGTTGTTGGATCGTGTCTTACTAGATTAAGATATTTAAAAGAATTTATATCATTAATATATAGACCAAATGATTAAAAAAATACTTTTACTATTTGCATTTTTTCAGTTTTTCATCGTTACATACGCTTATGCCGGAGTAGTAGGCGGCGCAATAGGAGCCGCAATTTGGTCGATAGGTGTTATGATAGTTGATTATGCATGGGTTCATCCTTTTATAACTGCTTTCACCGTAGCGTCTATTGCTTACTCATTAGCTTCTGGAAGTAAAGCAGATAAGTTAGGTGCATCAGGTTCAAAATATACATCGCGAAGTATAGAAAACACTTTTTCTAATGAAGGAATTGTTCCAATAATTTATGGAGGCCCAATACTCGTTGGAGGAAATATAATATGGCAGTCTGAACCCGGGACTACTGTACAAAGATTCATCGGTTTTTGTATAGGTGAAGTGAGTTCAGTAAGTAATATTATTATTGATGAAAAAGATATAGCAACTTTATCTGGATGTAGTTATACAGCATACACAGGAACTTCTACACAAACTGTTGATGCAAGAGGATCCGCAACAGTTAAAGGATTAAGAGATGTATGCTATGTTGCCGCAACAATAACTGCCGGAGATGATGTCAGTAGTAACCCAACATTAGGCGCTAAAATAACAGGAAAGAAAGTTGCTCTTTGGGATGCTGGAATACATCAATGGACTGCTTCTAAAGCATTTTCTAAAAATCCATCCGCTATAATTCGTGATTATATGGGCTTAAGTGTAGTGCTTGGTGGGTGTGGAGTTTCATCAAGCTTCATTGATGATGATAGCTTTGGTGATTTTTACGAGCACTGTGCTGAAGGTGTGAGCAATGGTTCTGGCGGAACAGAAGAAAGATATGAATTAACTATTGCTCTTGATACAAAACATTCAGCATTAGATAACTTAGCAAAAATGTTAATTACTTGCAATGCACAATTGATACGCAGTGGTGCAACTTATAAAATAGTATATGAAAAATCAGGTGAAACATCAGTAATGGCATTTACTGAGGATAATATAGATAACGATACATTTAATTATGGGTATGGAAAGTCAGACGAAATACATAATAAAATAGGAGTAGAATGGATATCTCCGTTAGAAATAAAGAACCCTAAAAGAATAGCATGGGCAGAAGATGAATTAGATCAGGACATAAGGGGAATACGAGAAAGCAAAATCGAAATGTATGGCATCATAAGACAATCTCAAGCATCTAGACAAGCAAATAAAATATTATATGAAGGTAAGTTAAATGATATTTGGTGTGAATTTGAATCTACGATTGAAGCAATGCATTGTGAGCAATATGATATTGTTTCAGTTACGCATTCAAGACCTAATTGGGATACTGCATTGTTTAGAATTATGAGTATAACTGAAGCGAATTTTGGGCGGGCTAAATATGTATGCAATGCATATAACAGTTCTGTATTAGATGATGGTTTTGGATCAACCTTCGATGATTGGGATTCTGGAAATCCTCCTAACCCATACGAAGCTGTTGTAGATGTTACTAATATTGCTTTATCGGAAACTGGATGGGTTAATGTTGATGGAACGTGGGTAGTTGTAGTTGACGTAAGTTGGACTGCGCCGGCAACAAATCGTGATTTATTAAACAATTATATTATTGAATTAGCAAAATCAGGAGGTAGTTATACTCAATACGGAATTGCAGATAAATCTGCTACTACATTTAGAATAAGTAGCGGATTAAATAGTGGTCAAACATATAATATTAAAGTTAAAACACAATCAGTAAAGAATATTATATCTACAGGTCGCATCTCAAATCCAATTACATTAGTTGGAAAATCTACTAATCCTTCTAATGTTTCTAGCTTCACTTCCTCTTGGGGTAAAAATTTAGAGTTATCTTGGGCAATTGTTACTGATTCTGATTTATCTGGATATGAAATAAGAGATGAAGATGCTAACTTTGGAACTGATGATGCACATTTAATATATCGTGGGTTAGCAAATAAAAAAGTTTTAATTCCTTCTAGCCGAGCTCCGGGTACATATTGGTTGAGATCAATAAATTCAAGCGGTAAGTATTCTATTACTTCAGCCCAAATAACTCCGGTAAATGCTGCCCCGGCGATCCCATTATCTTTAACTGCTGATATTGTTTTTAATATAGCACGTTTATGCTGGACTGATGATACCGCAACTGATATTGAATACTATGATGTATATTATTCTAAAACTAATGCTTGGGCTGGAGAAGAAAAATTATTTGGTAAAGTACCGGGGCGTAACTGCACAATACAAGGTGAAAGCTCACAGAATGGAATGTCAGATGATAATGGCGCGGCAAATACTGATTACGTTACTGATTTAGATTTAGCCGGTTGGGGGCCTGATTATTGGAAAGGAAGTTACATAGAAATAATATCTGGTACAGGAGTAGGTGAAGAATTAAAAGTATCAGCGTATGCTACAGCTACAGGTAAGTTTACTATGGATGATAATTGGGTAGCACCTCCTGATACAACTTCTAAGTTTTTTTTACATCCTGTTAGGTACTATAAAGTAAGAGGTGTTGATGGTTTTGGCGCAGGAAATTTTACATCAGCTGTAGAAGTAAAATATATAGAGTTTACAGAAGGTATGCTTGGCGATCAAATCATAACCGCGAGGAAAGTTTATGCCGGAGAAGTAATAACTTTATCAGCACAAATAAAAGATGCAATTATTCAAAATGCTCATATTATCGATTTGTCTGCTGATAAGATAACAGCAGGTAGCTTGACAATTACAGTTAATGTTGGTAGTGCTGGAAAAATAGTATTAGACGGTGCTAATGATGTAATAAAAGTATATGATGCATCAAGCATACTAAGAGTTGAGCTAGGCAAATTATCATGAACGAATTTGGATTAAAAGTATATGATTCATTAGGTTCAAACTACACTACAATTACTCCTAAAATATCTACCATTGTTAGCTCTGGAAGAATAACAATGCCTAATACTTTAAATGTTGATAACACTTACGGTGTTGTTATAGACTTGCCCGGAACTAGTGCGATTCCTAAAGAAGATATTACTGTTTTAATTGCTCCTATTGAACATACATATAAGATAACTAATATTTTATATTCTTCACAAAATATTGGCTATATGGATTCTGCTATGTCTTATTATAAGCACGCAAAGGCAACAGGAGTTATGACTTCTTGGACTGCTGGAAATTTGACTCCATCAACTGCAACTACTTATGATGGGTTTGCTGGAATATTCCCTGTTAGCTTTTGGGATATTAAAGGTGGAACAACTTTTACATCTGTATTATTATTCGCGGCAACATGTTATTTAGCTTACGATGCTAGCGCAAGTGAGTTTATAAAAGTTTATTCGATCGGAGATAAAGGAGTAAATAAAATAGAATATGTAGTAACTATTAAGAATCATAATTATGAGTAATTACGGATTAAAAATATTTGATACTATAGGAAACAGCAGTTTAATTGTTCCAAATATTGCTCAAATAATATCTTCTGGAACAATAACATTGCCTAATGCTTTAAATGGTGACGGTACTTATGGTGTAGACATTGATCTACCCGGAGATTATGATATTGATAATACTGACCTTGGTATGATTGTGCAAATAAGAGATTTTGATTATCGACTTTCTGTACATGAGTTTACATATCCAACTAATAATTCTTTGAAAGTATTCTATGGTGACGATAGCTATACTTACTATGATAAAGATGTAAATACAGGGGTAATGACATCATGGACACCCGGAGATATGACAGCATCAGATATAACTAAGTGGAATCATTTAATACAAATATCATTACTGGCTGGTTGGGATAAGTTTGGAAGCACGTCAAAAGCAATGCGAATATTCGCCGCAGTGCATTATGGGTTTTTAAATATTGCCGGAGGTACTGCGGCTACTACAACATTTTATGGTAGAGATACTACACAAACTGTCAATGGTCAAGCAGGGTATATCTTATCTGAAACACAAGGTTCAACACTCCAAACATATACAATAACTAGCGATGCATCTTATAGACTTATTGCTGCTGTAACAACAAACTGTAGTATATATAGAATTTCTTATCCTAGTGGTGCAACATTATTAGGCAACAACGTTGCATCTGATACAAGTTTTGTAAGAGGTGGAGAAGGATCAGTAAGTGGAACTTGGGCTTGCCCTTTGACTAACTTAACTCCCGGTGATGCAGTTTGTATTGTTGTAAATGTATGGTGTTATTTTAGAGATAATGCGTGGCTATCAGGTGATAAGGCTTTTGCTATTGTTTTTATTACTACTGTTTCAGAAGATTGGTGTACATTAGAATCTAATACATGGACTGTTTACAGATATATAACTGCTATTGAAAGTACAGGAGCCGGCGGTAACTACGCTACTGTTACATTATCATGGGGAAATTCAACAAAAGAAATGAAAACTACAGGGATAAAATATAAACCATTAGTATATTCTGGAAAAGATGTAGCTACTATTGGAACAAATGGTGTTTCAGAAGTTGATTATATAATGTATATGAAAAAGTATAGAGGAGATTAATGGATTACGGTCTTAGAGTAAGCGATACATTAGGTCATTCAGTCATAATAACTCCTAATGTATCAAATATTATAAGCTCTGGAACTACAGCAATGCCGCAAGCACTGAATGGCGATACAACATACGGTGTTGATATTGATCTACCCGGCACTAGCTCATATAAATTAGAAGATATTGGAGTTCAAATAAGAGTAAGATATTTTACATATTCGTTCTCTGAAAAAATGATTGGTGATGATGCTGGAGGGTATGCTTTTTTTAGAAGTATATATACTACTAGCAAAACATACTATTCTCGTAATGATGCCACAGGTGCAATGACAGCATGGGTTCCTGAATTTTTTAAAGATACTTTATATAATATGTTTCCTATTGGTTTTTGGGATCCGTTAGGAGCCACTACATTTACATCGGTAAGGTTATTCGCGGCAACATGTTATTTATGTTATGATAATTCAACATCAACATACAAAAAAGTTTATACTATTGATGATGCAAAATTCATTGATTATGTAGTTTATCTTAAAAATTTACAAACAGAGGAGGTATAATGTTATTAGGTTACAATAAGAATGGAGATATCCAATTTATATTTACTGATGAAAAATATTTAGCAATGAAATATCCAAACAATACAGCAAAGATAAGTAATTTTTGGGGAACAGTAAAGCATGATCTAACAGAATTATTTGTGCCTATAAGCACTTTTATAGATTGGGATAATTATAAAAATTATAGAATTGTAAATAGTGTTATTGTAAAAAAAACTAAAGAAGAAATAAACAAAAATAATATTAAAAAAAACATCATG